CAATGGATTTAGAAGAGGGCAAATTTAATAGAGATTGGTATCCAAGTGGGCCAGTTAATCCAGCAAAATGGAAACAGGGAGGAGGAAGTAGGGCTGGAGTGATGCGAAGAGGAGTTACTGATTCTTTTGGTAAAGGCACGGCAAGTAAAACAGCACCTTTAGATTGGTTTTCTACGTTTAAAAGTGGAGGTAAAGTAGATCAGATAATTAAAAAGTATATGGGTACAAAGATTAATGTTCCTACAGGTTATTCTTTCCTTCCTTCTAGAACACGGTCTGTTTCTGACTAATGAATTACCAAAAAATCAGAGCAAAAGTAGAAAACCCATTATTAACTGCTTTTGGAGCGTTAAGTCCTGCGGTTCCTGTTTTCTTTGACAACATCACTGCTGCACCAGCAAATAGTACGACTGAATATGTAAGAGTAAATGTTACATTCGGCTTAACAAACGATCCAACACTAGGTTCAAGCGTTGATAACGCTAGAGGAGCAATAGTTATTCGTTGTTTTTCTAAAAAAGGAGAAGGACCATCAAGAAATCAAACATTAATTACAACGGCTGTTAATGTTTTAGAAACGCTAAATGATGAGACAAAAGGGACTACAGGAGCGTATTTAAAGACTGGTTCTATCGAAGGGCCAAGCTTTTCTAGTACTGAAGATGCTCCATTATTCATGGGAAGAATAGAAACTTCTTACGTTGCCACGGTTTTGAGCTAATCTATAGGTAAATTTCTAAAGCAGCCTCATGGCCGTAACCGTCTTATCTGGCACATCAGGTGCTCTCTACTATAAACCTGCTGGTACTACAGGTACTTTTAGCACTACTGATGTCACCATTGGAACAGAAACAATGGTTGTTCAAACTTACCTAAACCTAAAAACAGGCGATCCAGTTAAGTTCAAAGTTATAGATAGTTCTACTGGTGACACAGGAACAGGAACGCTTCCTGCCCCTATAAGTGCCTCTACGACTTATTATGTTAGTTCTTACAACGCAACCACTGGTGCATTGAAAGTATCAGCAACAAATGGTGGTTCTGATTTAAACCTTACTGACGTTGGAACAGCCGCAGCTCCTAACGAATTTCAAGTTTATTACAACGATTTTGCTTCTATTGGACAAGTAAGAGAGTGGACATTTGAAATTGAAAGAGCTGAGATCGATGTAACAACAATTGGTCAAGCTCCTGGTCAATACGTTCCATTTAGAACTTACATTGCTGGATTTGGTGATGGTTCTGGTACTGCTTCTACATATATGACAAACGAAGATTCAGCTCTATCAAACAGATTGGTAGAAGACGTTCTTCAACGTCAGCAAGTCGGTGCAGCGTTCAAACTTTATACAGATCGTGTATTTAGTGGTGGAAATGTTAGCGACACTCTTAGTCGTTCAATCAGCTTTGACGCAACGCTAACTTCTGCAAGTTTCAGTGTTAACCCTGATGATGCTCAAGAAGTGACAGTTAATTTCCGTCCAGCAAGTCTCCCTTCTTTCGATCTAAGTTCTACATAATAGTCTTGGAGCACGGAATGTTCCAATTAACCCTGCCTAGTGCAGGGTTTTTTATTCTTTATTAGGTTAGAATAATTCTGTATTCATTTTTCTTATGACAACTAGTCCTAAATCTTCTCGATCAGGATTGAGAGCAGTAGACCGTTTAAAAAAGGCTGCAAATTTGGAAGCAGTAAAGAAAGAAGTTGAACTATCTGATGGATCTATTTTTGAGATGTGGGTAACACCATTAACAATGTCAGAAAGAGAAAGAGCACAAAAAGGAGCTAAATCTGATGATGCTAATGAGTTTGCATTAAGACTTTTAATGACAAAAGCACAGGATGATACTGGTCAAAGACTGTTTAATCTTGGAGAAATTGATGTTTTAAAGAATGAAGTTAAGGATGCTGACTTGCAAAAGTTAATGCTTGCTGTAATTACAGACGATGAGGATCAGATCGACCCAAAGGACTAAGCAAGGAGCTGCGTAAAGACAATTTATTGATGCTTCAGTTTGGTATAGCTAAAGAATTAGGTAAATCTTTAGCGGAAATAAGGCAGATGACGGTAGAAGAAATTATTGGGTGGAGTGCTTATTTTCAAATTTTAAACGAAGATCAGGAAGAAGAAATGCGAAAAAACCGCAGACGTAGGTAAACTAAAGTGAAAAGAAGCGATGGATCGTGAGCTTAGAAACCAAAATTGATATTGTTGTCAAGAATCTGAACCAACTGAATAAGTTGTCAGAGAATTTAAAGGGAATAAATGCGAGTAACGAAAAGCTAGTTAAAGGATTAGATCAGATAAATGAAAAGTTAGATCGTATGGGAGGAAAGGCTTCCAGGACATTTAGTGGGATAACTCGTAGTGCAGAAGAAACAGCAAGAAGTGTGAATAAAGCAGCTAGGAGTATGGAGGGGTTTAGCAAATTGGGAGATGTAATGGGATCTCCAGCAGGAAAGAGAGCTATGGGGGTAGCTGGATTGGGAGCTGCTATGGGATTAAACAAAGCTTCGCAAGATATAGCTACAACTGTCGGTTGGCTTAAAAATTTAAAATCAGTCGCTTTTGGTGCGTTAAATCCATTTAGCAAGGGAGCTGAAGTTGCTGCTGTAAAAACAGGATTTCTTAGTGGAAAACTTAGTCAATTAGCTGCTCTTGCTGCTGCTCATCCAGTTATAGCTGCATCTATGGGTGTAGCTTATATGGCTTTTGGCGACAAACTTACAAATGTTGCCGTGCAAGGGGTTCCGAAGTTAATAAAAGGCTTAGACAAGATGGGTAAAGCTGCGTTTGATGCGAAAGGGTTTTTCAGAGAGATGACTATGGAGATAAATATAAGTAGTGAGGCATTGAAAAAATTCCAAACTTTAGGAATGAAAGGAAATATTATCAAAAATGTCAGGGCAAGCAAAGCAGCTAGGGCTGGTAGTGGATTTGCTGATTTCAGCAGAAAAGCAGATCAAGTAATGAATACTCCTTCTGGAAGACCAAAAGGAATGTTTGGGCCAAACAGACCAGGAGCAGAAGACGCTGTTACCAAATCAATTAGAAGACACTACGAACTAGAAACAAAACGAAGAAAAGTTCTAACTCAATCGTGGGCAATAGAAGAAAAGATTAAAAAATCTAAAAAAGAGCAAGAGAAAATAACAAATAGAGAGTCTGCTACACATAGAAAAACAGCTAGAGAAAGACTTCAAAACATAAGAAGAATAAGACGTAGAAAAGGTGGAATGGGAGGAAGAGGAGGAGAAAACTTAATGCTTGGAGCTGGTTTCCCTCTCTTGTTTGGAGGAGGAGTTGGTTCTGTTGGTGGTGGTGTTGGTGGTGCTTTACTTGGAAACAAGATGGGTATGGAAGGATTTGGTGCTCAGATTCTTGGTAGTGCGATAGGAACAATGATGGATACTGCTGTTCAAAAGGCAGCAGCACTAGGGGAAGCTCTTCGTACCGTAAGTATGGATGAGTTGGTTGATTCAGGTATTCGACTGAGTTCAGAATTACAAGTTCAAGTAAATCTTCTTAGAAAGGCAGGAGATATAGAGAAAGCAAGAGCTTTAATAGCTCAACAAGTACAAAAACAAACAGGAGCTTCTGCTGGATCTCTTCAAGACGTAAATAACACTGTGAATCTTGTTAAAGCTGCATGGAACGATGTTGTTGGTGCGGTAGGTGCGTTTTTAGGGATTATTAGTTCGCCAGTTCTTGTCGCCTTAAGTGCCATATTAAAACTTACGGCAATGGCGTTTGCTGGATGGAATAAATTATTCGGTCTTATAAGAGATGGAATTATGTGGGTGATGAACAAACTTCCTTCTGGTGTTAATGACTTTATTGCTGGTTTAGTAGATGGTGTAAATCCTGCATTACAAGAGTCAATAGCTAAAGCAACTGAACTAGGAAATAAAATGAGAGATAACGCAGTGATGTTAAGGAGAGAGTTAGAAATAAGATCTGCTATGCCTTTAGGTGGTTCATTTGAAAATCAAAGAGCACGGGTTAAAGGTGACTCTCAAATTAAACTAGAAAAGTTTGATAGAGAAACTAATAGGTTAAGAAGAGAAGGTTTTGCAAATAACGAAAACTTTGACGAAGATGCTTTTAACGAAGAAAGAGCAGCAGGTAAAGATCTTATTTTTAAAGAACAACTAGACGCTACAACCAGGATAAATCAACAGGAAGATCAATTATTAGGAAAATTAGAATCACAAAACGAACTTAAAGCTGCTCTCCTTGGTATAGATAAAAAGATTGCACAGGCAAAAACAGACGAAAACAAAGAGCTTGAATTTAGATTAGAAGCAGAAAAAGAGATAGCAAATATAACAAGTAAATTAATGGAAGATACTGCTGGTAAAGATGATGCAGAAAAAGAGCTTAAGGTCCAGGCAGCTAAACTAGATATAGCTAAAGCTAATTTTAATTTAGAAACAAAAATAGATGCGTATAGAAAAGAAAAGAAAGAAGAAGCAGAAAATGTATTAGATGACTTACAAAAACAAAATGATTTATTACAAGGCAAGATAGACGGTAACGAAGATGAGATTAAGCAACAACAAACAATTGAAAAAATATTAGACAAGATAGGAATTAAGTACAAAGATCAAGTAACAGCTTTGGTGAAAAAGAATGGTGAATTAACAAAAGAAGCTGAAAATGCTAAGAGACTAGAGAAGCTATGGGAGAGCATAAAAGACACAGTTGCGTCTGGGTTGACTGATGCAATTATGGGATTAATTGAGGGTACTAAATCATTAGGAGAATCATTAGCGGGTATTGCAAAACAGATTGCAAGCATGGCTATAAAGAGTGCCCTTTTAGATGTTCTTCCTTTTGCAGAAGGTGGGTATGCTCGTAACGGAATAAAAGCTTTTTCTTCTGGAGGTATAGCTACGAGACCCACTCTTGGTCTTGTGGGAGAAGCTGGAGAGGATGAATATATAATTCCAGCCTCTAAGATGGCTTCAAGTATGCAAAGGTACTCAGCAGGTGCTAGAGGTGAAGCGGTTATCCCCGGCACTGGTTCGTCTTACGCAAGTGGAGGTGCAGGAGGATCTACTACTGTTAATTATTCTGGGCCAATACTTAATTTCAACAGTGAAGAATTTGTTCCTAAATCTGCAATAGGTCAAATTATTAATAGTGCAGCAGCTAGAGGTGCAAAAGCTGGAGAAGCTAGAACATTATCTAGTCTTCAAAACTCAAGAAGTAGGAGGCAAAATATAGGATTATGAGTTCAATTGCGTTAACTAATTTTATAACTATTACAAATCCAAACGGATCTGTTTCAGGCATCCCCGATAAATTCCAGAACGGAAGAATTTCACCAGATATTTCTGGGTTTAAATATCTCTCCTTTATTTATCAAGGTGCTGCCAGAAATAGATCTGGCGACAATATGATGTCTTCTTTGATTCTTGCTAACAGTGAGTTAAGTATGAATTATGCACAACAAATTGTTCTTAATAAATATCATGTAAAAGTAGAAACTTGGCTAATGACCGACAGTTTTGAAAGGCAGACAGAGTTAACAGAAGAACAGTGGCTTGCCTCATCCATGTCATACGATCCAGAAACGATAGAGGTTATTTTATCTTCTGCTATTGATGCCGTAGGGGCTAATGCTCCTGATCGAGTTTTAACTAGAGATATTGTTGGATCGTTACCTGTAACTGGATCACTACAAAACAGGTGAAGCCACATCAATTAATTGGTCTTCCTTATCGTCTAGGTGCTGATCCTGAAAAGCATGGTGCTGGAGACTGTTTATCTTTGTGCAGAACGGTTTTAAAAAGTTACGGTATTAGTTCTCCAGAACCAGAGCGTTCTTGGTATCGAAGATTAAAGAAAAAAGACTATAGTATCTTTACCGAAGAATTAAATCGGTGGGGGGTTGATTCACCCCCTAAACTAGGAGCAATTGCTTTATGCAAATCCGAAGATGGTTCTTACGGTATGGCTGCTTTCTATGAGGGCGGATGGATAAGTTACAGAAAAACATTAGAAGGCCAAACGGTGATGTGGTCTCCCTTAAACGCCCTCACGGTCCAAGGCTGTTACTACCAACGGAAGTAGAGTTATGTAATCTTTTAGGCATAAGTGAAGATGAATATTGGATATTTGTAGATCAGACTGCTGCTTATAACGGGAAAAGACCAAAAGGATATGAGTTAATTCCTGATATTCGTTGTGATCCTGTAACGGCTTTTTTGGCTTCAGCAGCAGGAAAAGCTTTCTTAGTCAAAGTAGGAATAGCTGTTGCTGCGGCAACTATTTCTTATTTATTAACACCAAAACCAAAGGAGCAAAAATCAGGAGGGTCAAGACGTACTGCTGACGCTATTGGTAATAGTAAATTTGCCCCACAATCTTCCTTTAATTCAATTCAAGAGTTAGCAACGTTAGGTGATGCCATTCCTCTCATATTTACTAATCAATACTTTGACTCATCCAATAATAATTATGTGTATGGCGGCATAAGAGTTAACAGCCAATTGTTATGGTCACAATTTGTAAGTCTTGGTAAATATCAACAGTTAAAAGCACTTGCTTTATTTTCTCATGGGACGATTCCAGAAGAAATCAGTGGCGTGGCTCATCCAAATTATGAAGGATATGCTGTAGGGGATACACTTTTAAGTACTTATAACTCTCATAAAGTTGGGCTTTACTTTAGGGGTGGAAGCAGTACAGGCAATAATCGAATAGTTGAATCTGATAGATATACACGCTCTGAGTTAACTTTTACAAATGGCAATGATCCTTTTGTTGTAGGGATACCTAACAACACTGGAAACAGCGTCCCAACTACAACAAGCAAGTCTTTTAGCGGAGCAAGAAACCCTACAACTCAAACTATTTTTGGTGCTTATTCACCTGTTCCTAATTGTCAAATTGTTCGTCTTCCTTATGAACTAATTCGTGATCCTAGAGGTTCAACGAAAGAAGCGATTAAGGATATGATGAGAAAAAGAAAGAAACTTGAATTTGCTAAATGGCCTACGAGAGCAGGGATCTTACAGATAAATAATACAAAAAGTAAAGGCTTACATAATGTTAATAAAAACGATACGATCATGTATCAAGTCGTTGGGACTCAAAGCGGAGACGGTAATGCTTATCAAAGGGTTTATAGCAATACCGAAGGTTCAGCAGATAAGTTTAATTACAGACCTCATGGAGTAGAAGATGTTGATAATTTAACGATGTCTATAAGGGAAAATATAGATAGTTTATTTGCCGTTGGAGAGCAATATTTATTTGGAACTGCTCTTGTTGTTTGTACTGGAAATGATAATGATCCTGTCCCTTGGACTATAGAAAAAACTAAAGAATATACTTTTAAAGTTATAGAGCCAGGTCAAGTAGATATTCCTGTTAACAATGCAAATCTAACAATGCACTGTCAGAACCCTAAATGGTTCGATCCCGGCTCTAGCTTAGATAGAACTGCTGCATACAGTTTAAGCGATCAGGGTCCAATTCTTTGGCAACAGATAATCAGTGAGACTGAACGAAATTACGGTAGAGGACAAAACGATTTGTATCATGGTCACGATATTCTTACAGCACAAAGAGTTGCTCTAGCAACTGTATCTAACAACAGAATATGTGACGTTACTGAGATAGGAATTAAGTCCACTGTTTATAAACGTATTCGATTCGCAAATGTAGCCAGTCAACCTGACGAAGAAGCATTAAAAAGAGCGTTTGAGGATAGAACGCAAATTCAATTAGGACAAGTTAATACTTATGCAAAAAGAATATCTTTGTTTATGTTGCAAGCAAGGAGAATAGGAGACACAACTTGGCATGACTTAAAAAATACATCAGTATCAAATCATTCAGGCTTATTTGCTATCAAAGGTAATACACCTGAAGCTCAATATAATGCTATTACAATTTCACATCCTGAACGTGGACAATATGAATATAGATTTAAACCTTATCCCGGCAATTATATAACTAGAAACAACTTATTTAATAAGAACTTTAATTTGTTAGGCACTGATTCAAGTGGAGACGCAGCCGTTTATCACTTTTCAGGAAACACATCTTTTGGAACGTTTGATGTCGCTTTTTCAGGAAGTGAAACTTATTCAATCAGTGAAACAGAAGCCTGTAATACGGAGTGGCAATTAGGTGCATCTTCCGTTAGTTCGGCTGGAACAGTTACAGACGCAAGACTTTCAGGTCAAACAAGTTGGTCTGAAAACCATAATTTCAATGGAGTCGATAGGTCATGTGGGTGGCAAGATCATGCAATTCATAAAGGGCATAATCAAAATTACATAATTGTCTTACATAACGAAACATCAGATCCCCTTTGGGCGGCAGGGAGAAGGGCAGCAGGTCTTAGAGATTGGACTTGGACATTGTATAGACCCGGCGGTTTATCACAGAAGCTAGACATTGATTGGCCCGCTAACAGCGTTAGTGCTTGGCCTAGTGTTTGGTTTTACTTATCAGGTCCACCAGAGCAGAAATTCTGGTGTGCAGACCCCGCAGATCATTATCATCCAAACAACAACACTAGGCACTACTGGGTTAGAGAACAGCGTTTCGTATGTAACGAAACTACACGCAATACATATACTCATTTCGATGGACCTGTAGAAGTTTTAGGCGGAACTGGTACTGGTTTATATGTCAATTTAAAAGTTGAAAAACAAAATGAAAATGAATTTTCTACAATTGGAGCACCTGTTGTATATCGGTACAGAGCAAGTTGGTCTATAGATTCAAGTAGATTAGGAAGCGGTTATGTAAACGGTGAACAGGTCAGAATCCCTTGGACAAAAGCAGATGGTTCGTCAGAAAATATATATGTAACTTTAACGGTTACTAATGTAAACATCATTACAAGATCTGCTCAGAACTTTAATTCTTATGATGCCTTAATAGATTGGAACGTATATGAAGGAGATGAAAATAGTAATCGTAACGATCCAGACCATGAAATTGTTTACGTAAACGAGATACTACAACCAGCAGATGAAACACATGCACCTGCTAAATATAGCAATCTAGCTTTTGCTGGAATCAGAATTAATAGCTCAAAAGAATGGACAAACTTTAGTCAGTTTTCCGCTTACTTCAAAAAGGGAATCGAAATTGAAAAACTAAACAGTAGTGGAAAAGGAGCTTCAAATTTACTTCCTGAAATTGCGTATGCCTTATTAACAGATACAACGTTGGGTGCAGGTAAATTAGTAGGAGCAAATTCCGTGGATCGTGACGCAATGGCTGATGCGGCTGATTTTTGCCATAAAAATAAATTTTATTGGGATGGAACTATTAGTAGTAAGTTGAACTTAAGAGATTTTATCTTTGAACACGCTGCTTATTGTTTGTTAGATTTTACAATAATTGGAGGTAAGTTTAGTCTCAAACCTTCTGTTCCTGTCAATGATAATAATGAGATTGATAAGACAGAATTACCTGATATAAAATGTTTATTTACTGATGGCAATATTAATGATTTACAAGTTTCTTTTTTAAGCCCAGAAGAAAGACAAACTTTTAGAGCTGCTGTTCTTTACAGACAAGAAAAATCAAATGGGTTCCCAGAGACTAAATCTATTTTAGTTTCAGAAACAATTGCGAATTATGAGAGTGATCCTATTGAAACTTTTGATCTATCTGGCTTCTGTACGTCTAGACAACAAGCATTGTACTTTGCTTGTCACGCTATAAGGTCAAGGCGTTTAATTGACCACGGTTTAACCTTTAAAACAGCTCCTCAGTATGTTCTAGGTCTTGGTCCCGGCGATTATTTTAGATTGGTGTCAGAGGCAACTCATACAAGTCGTTTTAAAAATGGAGCAAAACTAGACGATGGAACAATTGTTAGCAAAGATAACGTAAGCAATAGTGAGACAGTGTATTATTGGAAACCTGGGACGGAAGGAGTTCAGTCTGGAACACTAGGTAGTGTTCCTAATGGTGTCTTGTTTACCGTCAAAAATACAACAACAGAAAATAAGGTTTATAAGTGTGAAACTATCACTTATGGTGATGATGGGTTATTAGAGGTTTCTGGCAGTTTTACTCCAACTGAACCCGATAAGTTGCCAAACGGTAATCCTAATCCACTAGCAGGTCAACTCTCTGTTATGCAAGATTGGGGATCATCTATAAATCAACCTTCAAACTTCTACGTTATTGATTCCTGATGGCAACAGAACAACAATTTCCACAAATAAAACCAAGTTCTAGGAGTTACCAACCCGGAAACTTTCCTAGCACTAATTTTGAAGCTTTAAATGGAACGAAGACACATATTCGCTATGGGAATAAAAGAGTTAATGCGACCTTGACTCTTGGTTTCTCAAATATTTCTGATTCTGATGCTGCTTTGATCTTAGATAATTATGTAAATGTAAATAAAGACTGGAATTATGTAACTTTTAATCGTGGATATGCAACTTCAGGAATGGAACCTTCGGACCTTCGTAATTATGTTAGAGAAACTAATGGATCGGGTTTAAAATGGCGATATTCTTCTCCTCCTAGCGTTACAAGTACTTTTAAAGGAAGGAGCAATGTGAGCTGTTCATTTGTCGCCTGTCTCGATTCCCCTTAGAATAAACGCAACGTTTTTGATTTGGAATTGTGGCTGGATTTTATAGCGGAAGAGATGGAGCCTTATACATAGGCACATCAACAGCAAAAGCAGCAAAAGTCCAGAACTGGAGCTTTTCTTCTACTCAAGCAGTTTTAGAAACAACTGCAATGGGAGATACTGATAGAACTATTACTGATGGGATTCGTAGTTACTCAGGAAGTGCAAGACTTTTTTATTACACAACTTCAGGTGGTTCAAACGTAAAAGATATTTTACAAAATTCAATCAAGAGAAGTTCTGGTACTGCTGGAGGTGATGGCGAGCAGACAGCAAGTGACCAAATAAAATTAAAACTTGCATGGCTAGATGGTTCAACACCTAGATTTATTACATTTTTTACTTATGTAACTGGGGTTACAATGGGTGCTTCTATGGGTGAAGTGTCATCTGTTGACATTACTTGGGAAGCTAATGGCGCACCAATTGAAGATACTCTTGCAACTGGAGCTGCTGCTACTGGTTCTTAATGGGTGTTTATTTTGGTCAAAGCGGTGAGATTGTTTTAAAAAGAGATACGCTTCAATCTCCACTGCAAACAACTTTAGATCCTTCGGATGTGAACACACAGACGAAGAGATTTAATGTTGACCATAGTTCTGGCTCGTTAATAACTGGAGATGAGGTAGAAATATCAACTGCTGATGGTTCAACTTTAGAACTTGTTGACGGTCATAATTATCCAGATGGAAAGTGGTTTGTAAATATTGATCCTGTAGGAGGGATTCGTTTATTTGAGTCTTTTCCGTTAGCTATTGAAGGAGTAACTGCCAATGCAAAAACTCTTGTAACTCCTAGCAGTACTAAAAACGTAATTCTTCAAACTAGAAATGAACAGTTTAGACACGTTGCGAATGTTAAAGATTTTGAGATGACAACTAGCAGAGATCAAGTTGATTTAACTTCTGTAGGAGATGAATTTAAAAGTCAATACGAGGCTGGTTTGATTAGTGGTCAAGGTTCTATGAATTGCATTTGGGAGCATAGCTATGGGGCAAAAAATAGGGCTAATCAATATGGAACAGATGCAGAATTTCCTTTTTATCTAGCTCAATTAATTTTAAGGACACAGCAAGGAGCAGATTTTAGTGGAATCTTCTACATTTACAGAGATGGGACGTATCCAAGGAAAAACGTTTATTACGAAGCTGAATGTTGCGTGACAAATGTTGCCGTATCTGTTGCTGCGGCTGAAGTTATCGAGACAAGAATTGATTTTGTCACTAACGGAGTAATTGCTTTAAAAACAGGAGATACACCCGGATATATTCTTCAAGAAAATGACGATAAGGTTCTTCAAGAAAATGAAAGTCCCATATTGCTCGAACAGGTTTAAACTATTGCTATTGGTTTTTAGTTAGGGGTCAATGGCAGATTTAAAAATTACGGGCTTACCCGCCTTAGCGGAAGGCTCGATCCAATCGACCGATGTACTTGCACTTGCTGATCTGAGTGCAACCGAGACAAAAAAAGTAACTGTAAAGGATTTAATTGCTGCTGGTGTGGCTCTTATAGATTCTGGAGATATACCTGCTGCGAAAGTTGCAACACCTTTTGCTGCTAACTCAGTAGCAACTGCAACTATTCAAGATGATGCTATTAACTCGGCCAAGTTAGCAACTGATTCCGTTACTGCGGATGCTGTAGCTGCAAATGCTATTGGAGCAAGTGAACTGGCAAATAACGCCGTAGATTCAGGAGCTTTAGCTACTAATTCTGTAATAACTTCAAAAATAACTGACTTAAATGTAACGGCAGATAAGCTTGCAAGTAACTCCGTAACAACCGTAAAAATAGCAGATAATAATGTAACTTATGCCAAATTAAATCTTAGTGACGGTGATATTCCCGGCGCAAAGATTACAGGAAATTCTATAACAAATGCACAGATAGGAGCCAATGCTGTAGGGAGTTCTGAACTTGCTGATGATGCCGTAGACACAGACGCTATTGCTGACTCTGCTGTTACTAATGCGAAATTAGCGAACTCATCTGTAAGTCTTGGCGGGGTCAGTATTTCACTGGGAGCGACTGATGCTACTCCAGCATTTAACCTTTCTGATGCAACAAACTATCCAGCAGCCTCTTTGTCTGGAACTGTTAGCAATGCTCAGTTAGCAGGAAGTATTACTGGCGATAAATTAGCTAATTCAACGATTGGAGCAGGGAAACTAAACCTAGCCGATGGATCTATAGGCGGAGCGAAAATAACAGGAGATTCAATAACCGCAGCACAAATAGCAGCGAACGCTGTAGGGGCTTCGGAACTAGCTAATGATGCTGTAGACACTGCTGCAATAGCTGATGATGCTGTCACTAATGCTAAGTTAGCAAACGAATCTATAAGCCTTGGAGGAGTTTCAATATCCCTTGGGGCGACTGATGCGACCCCTGCATTTAACTTAACTGACGCTACAAATTATCCAGCTTCTTCTTTATCTGGAACGATCACTAATGCACAATTAGCGGGAAGTATTACTGGAGATAAATTATCTAATGCAACTGTTACTTATGCCAAGTTAAATATATCTGACGGCGATATAGCAGGAGCAAAGATCGCTGGAAATTCTATAACTGCGGCACAAATAGCAGCAAACGCCGTAACTGCTTCAGAGTTGGCTGATGATGCCGTAGATACTGATGCTGTTGCTGACGCTGCCATTACTTCTGCAAAGATAGCTGCAAATACAATTACGGCTGGAAATCTAGCTGCAAATTCCGTAGGAGCAAGTGAACTGGCTGACAACGCTGTGGACACTGCGGCTGTTGCAAATGGAGCCATCACGAGGGACAAGATTGCAGACGGAGCTATAAACGCAGCAAAACTTGATGGAACTATTTCAGCAACATCTATTGGTGACAATACAGTTACAAGTTCAAAGATAGCCGCCAATGCTGTAGGAGCTGCTGAACTAGCAGATAACGCTGTAGATACTGCTGCTGTGGCTAACGCCGCTATCACCAATGACAAGGTAGCGAGTGGAATTAGCGGAACAAAAATAGGTGATGGAACAATTACTGCTGCAAAATTAAATACAAGCAATATTGATAGATCTTTAAACGTAGCAAGTGGGAATCTTGGAATCAATAACACTATTACTGCTGCTACTCGTTCTGGGATTACATATAACGCACAGGGCTTGATAACCGCTACAACCGCATTGGTAGCAGGAGACTTGCCTGTAGCAACTGCTAGTGCTGTCGGCGGCGTTTCTGTTGGTGCTGGATTAAGCGTTAGTGGAGCAGGTGCTTTATCAATTACAAATTCAATAACAGGCGCATCAATTAGTGGTATCACATATAACGCTCAAGGCCAGATTACTTCGACTACTGCACTGGTCGCTGCTGATTTACCTGTTGCAACTACGAGTGCAAAAGGAGCCGTACAGATTACATCTGGAGGAGGTTTAACTGTTGATGGTTCTGGTAATTTAATAACGGCAACAAGTGGAATTAGTGCGGGAACATATCAATCAATTACTGTTAACAATAAAGGTGTAGCAACAGCAGGAGCAGCCTTAACTGAAGGGCAAATTCCTTCGCTTCCTGCAAGTAAAATAACAACAGGAACCTTAGACGCTGCAAGGATTGGAGCCGATACTATTGATTCATCTAAACTTAGCAATTCATCAACCACGATAATACAATCTATAGCCCAATTAGGTTACCCAACAGCAGCCTTTACTGGTCAACTTCTCTTTGACCCAATCGCTGAAGATGCGTTTTTGTGGGACGGAAACGCTTGGAATCCGATCACCACTTTAACGAAAGGAGCCTTGGTCCGTCTTGGTACATACGATGCTTCGCAGAGCGAAGTAAGTCATGTAACAAGTGCTGGAGCTGCTGCTGGTTTAACAGTTGGTGCTAATCTTCCTGCTGCTAGCTCTGCGGTGGACGGCGGATATGTTGTTGTTTCGGTTCAAGGCACACCAAGCGGGATTGCAGGAATAACCAGTATCCTTAAGCCACCCGACTACTTACTTGGAGTAACAAATAGTTCTGGATCAAACTGGGTAGAAATAGATCTATCTGAAACCGTTGCTTCGCAAACTGCTAACCAAATTGGCTATACAGCTTTTGGCCAACTTCAAGCCACTAATGTTCAGGCAGCGATAGACGAATTAGAAACAGAAAAAGTAGCAAAAGCAGGTGGTACTGTTACAGGTGAGTTGCTAATTGGTAACACTGGAAGTCTTGTTTTCGAGGGAGCAACAGCAGATGCGTTTGAGACAAAATTAACAGTTGCCGATCCAACGACTTCGGACAAAGTAATAACCCTGCCGAATGTAACTGGAACAGTAATTACAACTGGTGATACTGGAACTGTTACTGGAGCGATGCTTGCCAATGACACGATCCAGAACGTAGACATTAAGAGTGATGCTGCAATTGCGTTTACAAAATTAGCCAATTTAACCTCTGCTCAAATCCTTGTAGGTAACGCATCAAACAAGGTAGCAGCAGTAGCAGTTACAGGAGACATAAGTATAAATAATGCTGGTTTAACTTCTATTTCTGCTGGAGTAATTGTCAACGCAGATATATCAAACTCTGCTGCAATTACAGGTTCAAAAGTTACGACTGGAACGACAAGTGCCGTTGGTGTCCTTCAATTAACAGACTCAACTTCAAGCACAAGTGCAACAACAGCAGCCACACCTAACGCTGTTAAATCTGCCTTTGATTTGGCTACAACCGCTAATACCACGGCTGGAAATGCCTTAGCAAAAGCTGGCGGCATAATGACAGGCAATTTGATAATTGATAATGCAAAAGAACTAAGGCTAAGTGAGGCAGATTCAGACGGAGCACATTACTCAGGTTTTAAAGCTCAAGCTCAAGCAGCCGATATAACTTATACCCTTCCAGCAACAGCACCTACAACAGGTCAAGTGCTCAAGGCTGGATCGACTGCAACCACACTTGAATGGGCTACTGACTCTGCTACTGACGCAACTAAGCTTCCGTTGGCTGGCGGCACAATGTCAGGTGCTCTCAATATGGGCAGTCAGAATATTACAAATGGCGGAACAATTACAGGAACCTTTGTAGGAGATATTACTGGGGATGTAACTGGCAATGCAGACACCGCTACAACACTTGCAACAGCAAGGACTATTGGAGGAGTCAGCTTTAACGGAAGTGCAAATATAAATCTTCCCGGCGTCAATGCTACTGGAACGCAAAACACTTCTGGTAATGCTGCAACAGCAACAAAATTTGCTTCAAGTGTAAATATTGGCGGAGTTGCTTTCGATGGATCAGCAAGCATAAATCTTCCCGGCGTTAACGCTGCTGGAAATCAAGACACAACAGGTAATGCAGCAAGCTTTACTGTTACAGCTAACAACTCAACAAATGAAACTGTTTATCTGTTATTTGCTGATGGAGCGACAGGATCACAAGGAGCCGAGACAGATACAGGACTTACTTATAACCCAAGTACTAATGTTCTATCGTGCAATCTTCTTCAAGGTAATGTATCAGGTTCATCTGGAGCTTGTACTGGTAATGCTGCTTCTGCAACTGAAGCAACTAATATTATTGCTGTAGCAAATAATTCTACTGATGAAACTGTATATCCAACATTTGTTGATGGTGCTACTGGCACTCAAGCAATTGAAACTGATACAGGTTTAACTTATAACCCTTCAACTGGGTTGTTAACTTCGACAGGATTTAGTGGAGCTGGAACTTCATTAACAGCTTTAAATGCTTCAAACTTAAGTTCCGGAACCGTCAATGTTGCAAGGCTTGGATCAGGAAGTTCTGTAAGCAGCAAGTTCCTAAGAGGAGATAATACTTGGCAAACAATCTCTGCTACTCCAGAAGGAACAGCAATACTTTCAACAGGCGAATCAGGTGCTACTAAATTCCTAAGAGAGGATGGTGACGGAACTTGTTCTTGGCAGTCTGTAGTAACTTCTGCTGCTGGATCAAATACACAAGTTCAATTTAATAATTCTGGATCATTTGCAGGATCAAGTTCATTAACCTTCAATTCTGGAACTGGTGCTTTAACTGCTACTTCCTTTGTTGGAAATGTCACAGGAAATTTAACTGGAACGATCCAAACTGCTGCTCAAGCAAATATCACTTCTCTTGGAACATTAACTGGCTTGACTGTTGTCGAAAATGGAAATCTATACGTTGGAGATTCAACTGATCAGATGAAGCTCTGGTATGACGGAACCACCAGTATTGTTCAAGGAAAAGGATCGCCTGTAGAAATAAGACATTCAGCTACAAATGGAGGGAATGTTAAAAAGTCAGCCAGATTTGAAATGGATGGTGGAGCCATTCTTTATTTTAATGATTCGGCTCGCTTAACCACTACAACTGCGGGTGCTACAGTCTCAGGAGCATTAGATGTAAATGGACACTTAACTTTAGGCGATCAAGAATATGCAAAATTTGGGGTAGGTGCTGATTTAACTGTTGGGCATAATAATTCTACAAATATCAATTTTTTAGACTCTAATCTTTCTCCTTTAGTTCTTGCGACTCAGAGTGATAATCCTGTAAGGATACAACATGCAGGAACAACCAGACTTGCCACGAGTTCAACTGGAGTGGCAGTTACAGGAGCATTAACTGTAAGTGGAGATCTCACAGTCCAAGGCACAACTACAACAGTTTCAAGTACAACCGTTGAGGTGGCTGATAAAAATATAGAACTTGGTAAAGTATCAAGTCCTAGTGATACCACCGCAGATGGAGGGGGACTAACCCTTAAGGGCAGCAGCGATAAGACATTTAACTGGGTCAATTCAACAGATGCTTGGACATCTTCAGAGCATATTCAGGTTGCTAGTGGTAAGACATTTATTGGAGATGGTTCAACTTTAACTGCTTTAAACGCAACTAACTTAGCTTCTGGAACGGTAGCAACAGCGAGACTTGGAAGTGGTACAGCTTCTAGCTCTAACTTCTTAAGAGGTGATAACAGTTGGCAAACAATTGACTTAACTAATTTAAGTGCAAGTAATTTAACTTCGGGTACTGTTCCTGATGCTCGTTTCCCATCAACATTACCTGTTGCTAGTGGTGCAAACTTAACTGCATTAAACGCAGACAATATAAGTTCAGGAACTTTGGCTTCAGCACGAATAGAAGATGATGCTGTTACTTTTGCAAAAATGCAAGAGATTCCTTCAGCACGATTCCTAGGACGAACTACATCAGGAACAGGGGATGTTGAAACTTTAGCGGCTGGTGATGCTCGGACTCTTTTAAATGTAGAAGACGGAGCGACAGCAGATCAATCAGCTAGTGAAATACTTACATTAATCAAAACTGTTGATGGTGCTGGTTCTGGGCTAGATGCCGACACGTTGGATGGTGTTCAAGGTGCAAGCTTCTTAAGATCTGATGCTGATGATACGACTACTGGGGATATTACCTTTAGCGGTGGTGCTGGTGCTGTAAGTATTGCTGCTAATAGTGATATTAGATTCGCTAATGGTTCTTGGACAGGTGACGCTTACGGAAAGATTCAACAGCACTCAAATTATCTTTATATAGGTGGTGGTAGTAACGGTTTAATTTTCAGACACAACAATAGTAATAGATGGCAGATTACCAGTAGTGGTCATATTGAACCAGCTACAGATAGTACTTATGACATAGGAGCTAATGGCGTCCGAGTAAGAAATATGTACGCTGACACTCTTTACGGTGATGGTTCAAATATTACCAACCTTCCTGCTGCTGTTCCTAGTTACGCTGGTCTACTAAAACACTTCTGCGGGTGCTAAACGTAGATCCAATGCTAATATCTAGTAAGATTGACAATGAACTCGTGAAAATCTATGGCTGACGCAATACATGAATTTTCAAGTGATGCAAGTCTTTCTTACTCAGACATTGCGAATGGTCATACCGTTGCGACAACGACAGGAAGTCAGACAGCAGTAGTAAGAGATATTGCCGTCACTATCCCCGGCGGGAAGGCTGTCGATTTTAGAGTAGATAATGTACCAGTTGCAAAGCAAAGTGGCTCAGGTGCGATTGGTGGCACGTTGTTAATGAAGGCAAGTCAAACATTAAAAATGTTTCCTGCTGACAATGCTATATGGACAGGAATGAAATCACAGTCCAGTGCTGGCTCAAACAGTCAATATAGAAACGCTGATGTTATAAGTGCCTCAGATTATTATACAAAACCTAAAGATATGTCTTCGGCAGGAAGGGTATCAATGACTAGTAGATCAAGTATATATTTAACAGGTTCAAGTACCAGTGTACTTAACAAAACAAATGGAGGAGGTTTAGGTACTTCAAACATAACTATCTATTGGGCCGATGAACATCTTGGAAAAGATGAAGGCGATTTTTATTACACTGAATATATAGACAATGCGGAAAGTACTGATGGATATAATCACATGAAGTTCTATGACGCTTCTGCTGATACAGTTACAGAAGTATTTAACGCTGACAATGACTATAGAAATTGGTGTGGTGGTTATTCAAATAAGTATTTGATCTTGAGAAACGATAGTACTAGCTTTTCAAATTATAAGTATTTAGATACAACAACTAACACTGTAAGTTCAAATATAACACTAAAAAATTCCCTAGGAAGTGGTACTAACTGGACGATTAGTAATGAAAAACATTATTTTAGTGCTTTAGATAATTACTGCCTAGTTAAATCTACAACTGACGCTAGTAGTGGTGACAGATTAGGTTTATTTCGAATTTCGGATGGAAGGTTTAATTATTGGGATACTTCGACTTCTACAAGTGGTGACGCTCCAATAAGAAACTCTGGCTATAACTGGAGTGGATGGAGACCAGCATTGGTTAGAAATACTGCTGGAATTTATTATGCTCTTTGGCCTTGGAGTAGAGGTACAAGTACAAACCAGTTTGGATTGTGTATTTATCAGTTAGGTACTCCAGCGCAACTTGATAAAATAGTTACCAGTGGTACTTGGACTAATCCTGATGGATTGAATTTGGTAACTAATTGGAAACCAACTTCGGGTGGTGGAGACAGTAATTTTGACTATAGAGATTTTCCTTGTTCTGGTAGTAATACAGCAAATAAACACATTGGGCCATATAACGGTTTTAGACCTTTAAAAAAACCTACTCCTACAGATAGCACTTCTAGATATTGGATGAACATTGGTGCTTCAAATGGTGATGGTAGTTTTGTTCTTGATATGGATAACATCACAGATGGCGGTTCTGGTGGTGATAATACTGCTGGAGGAATGGCGTATAGAGTTAAAGTTCAATTCGGAAGTTCGGCGACTGAGGCAACTCTTCCGAACTATTACGGTGAGTCTGAAACTTGGACTCCTACATTCAAGCCTTCGTTATTAGCTGCTGCCTATGGCACAATGAAGCAGAGAACAACTGGTATCCTTTCTACTTAAATCATGGGATTAACAAACTCAGTCTCATTTGCTGCTGGATCATCAGCCGCCGCAGCATCCAACTATGAAAAGCCATCTGGAAGCGTTGTCGCTTGGTCTGATTCTAACAATGAAACCTTATATACTGTTCCATCAGGGAAGTATTTTAAAGGACACATTATTCACAGAGAATATCAGTATCCACCTGAAATTAATAACAACCAATTATTTAAATATATAAATATAGACGAAAACTCTGATTCCTATAACAATTACATGTCCCATGAGTTTAGGCTGTATGCTGGAGATGTTATAAAAAGCGGCTCCTCTGGACAAGGTAGCGGTGGAACTAAAGTCCAAGGCGTTGAATTTGACTTATGATTAACAAAACACTTCTATCGACAGCAGTATTCAACATAACTGTTGCAGCAGACTTAACTTCTGAATGGATAATTGAAGAGTCTGAAACAAAGAAATGGCATGTAAAAGTAGGACGCCGAAACCCAGAAACTCAAATAGAATTTACTTCTGAAGATAATGTAAAAGAATTAATGGATGGACTTCTTAGAAATAACCCTAATTACTGGAGTGTTCTTTTAACCGAGGCTGAACAAAAAATTGCCGACACTCCTTTTGAAAAAGAAATAGTTCGACAGAAAAGAGATGCTCTTTTAAATAAGTATGAATGGACAGTGAACTCACCAGATTTAACAGATGATAAGAAAGCAGAATGGAAAACTTACAGACAGGCTTTAAGAGATTTACCTGATCAAAGTGGATTTCCTTGGGAAGCTGATGGAATGGCTTGGCCTACAAAACCAACATCTTAGTGTTAGCCGAAAGGGTAGGGGATAGACAGTAGGTTTATAATTCAAGAGAAATGTATTATTTTTATGGCTGACCGTATCGCTCTTGCACAAGAGAAGGAAAATTTAGGGAAACAGCAGCAGGAAATTGTAGATAACTACAATGAACAAGTGAAAGAATTGCTAGGAGATTTACCTGCAACAACCCAAGCCAAGCTTGATTCTTTAAACAAAAGAGTCGGAGAAATAAATGCAACCCTCTTAGAGGACATAGATAAAGAGGCTGGTGTCGGCAATGCTTAAGATCCTCACCTACATAAATACTGCTGCTCTTGTAGTGGCAGTAGGTGGTGGTACGCTTGCTTATTTTCAGCGTGGCAAGATTACAGAATCCATAATGACTGAAGTGCAAAAGCAATTGCCTTCTCTTGTTAAAGGATCAATGCCATCTGTACCCAAAATGCCTTCTAGTACTGGCCCTGTTAACCCTTTCGCTAAATGATCCAGTTCAAGTCATTTAACGGTCTGACTTCTTTAGTGTTAGGCGGTGGTTTAATTGCTACTAACTTTATGAGCCTTAATCTTTTGGCTCGTAAAGATTCTGGCATCCCTGATATAGCCAAGCTTTCTAGCACTCCCTACAGCAGTCTTCAAATCAGAAGCGAAAAAGGTGCTGATGGCGCAGAAGAATGGAGTTTTGCCAGCCGTCAACACGATCCAAAAACGATGTTGTCTTACGAAGATTCAGAACAACCTACATTTAATGGTGGTGTAAAGAAAAAACATATACATAAAGAATCTGTTGCTCAGTTCATTACATATCCTCAAGGTTCAGACGGTAAATTGACAGCAAAACAGATCGAATGTATTGAGAAACAAGCCCAAGGTAGAAGTAATGGAATGATGATTGCTGATGCTGGATCGGTTCAAGTAACACCAGCTTTGGCAGGGGTTCCAATCGTAGGGCCAGTATTAGCAGGGATATTCTTTGGTCAGGCTAGGAAACAAGCAGGTGAAGCCGCAAGTAATCTTGCAGGTCAATGGAACGACTGCTAGGTGGAATTAAAGCCTCCTTTTATAAACGAGCCAAAGGTTAAAGATTTACCAGAACTAACAATAATTCCTCCTGCGGAAATAATTCCTCCAA